TGCTGAGAACACGATAAAAGCAAGGGTCAGGGTCGTCCAGCAGGTGCAGGATGTGGCCACAGCCACGCGCCAGGACATCCTGGACATTGTCAGCAGACCGGAGAAGCTGCGCAGCCGCAAGCTGTATCTGATGCACCTTCGGCAGATGTATGCCGACCTCATTGAGCAGGGTGTGGTCAACCATGACCCGACTGTGGGTATCCGGTTCCCGGCGATTCCGAAGGACCGACCGCGGCCTTTGTCGTTGGAGCAGGTGCAGCGAATGATGGTTGAGCCGAAGTTTCGGGTTCGCGCGTGGACCATCCTGGGGTCCTATGCGGGTCTGCGTGCATCCGAGGTGGCTGCGATTTCGCCGCAGGACCTCATCTCGACCGACCAGGGGCATGCGCTGAAGGTGGTGGGGAAGGGTCGTAAGGAAGCGACGATTCCAGCGCATCAGCGTGTCGTGGATCTGCTGCTGTCGGTGGCACCTTTCGAGGGTGCGCTGTGGCCGATTGCACCTAGTCGGCTGTCGCAGGTGTGGTCGCAGGCCGCTGCCGAGTTGGGGATGCCGGGGTTGCGTTTTCATCAGTGCCGGCATTTCTTCGGAACCCAGGTGTTGAGATCCACTGGCAATCTGCTTGTGACCAGGGATCTGATGCGTCACAACTCGGTAGCGACGACTGAGATTTACGCCAAGTTGATGGACGACGCCGGGTATCAGGCGGTTGCTGGGTTCTAATTCAAAAACGCGCCCGGCTTTCCTGGGGGGAGCAGGAGAGCCGGGCGCGTGGGTCCCAGCGTCGCGGTTGCAGCTGGGGTCGTCAAGTGTGCGAGTCCTCGTCGTACCAGGGGACGACTAGGGGTTCGTGCCGATGTGGGTCCAGTTCCGAGGTCATACCGAAGCCCAGGGGTGTTCTTTCGGGTTCGGGTTCTTCTTCGACGCGTTCGATGGCTGCTGCCGCGCCGAGCAGCTGCAGGGTGGCTGCCATGCACTGGTCGAGGGTGTCGGCTTCGACCCTGATGTCGATGTCGGCGACGACTAGTCGCAGTCGCATAAGCCCTCGGCGATGAGGGTGTATGCGACAGCGTCGACGTAGTTGTCGCGTCGATAGTTGCCTTTGGACCTGGAGACTTTGACGAGGACCATCATCTGTGCGACGTCGTGGTCGTCGACCTGGTGGCCGAGGTATGCGCTCCATAGACCTGCGATGCGTCCAAGGTTATGCGCAGCGTCACCATAGTCGCGTTGCCGGTCGCGTTGGACGAGGTCGAGTGCGTCTGCTGCGATGCGCCAGTCGGTCATCAGATCACCTGCAGGTTGTCCCAGGTTCCATTGGTGGTGGTGAAGCTGAGTGCTGCCGGTGGGGACGCTAGTCCTCCTTTGTGCTGCCACCAGCTGGAGCCGCCATCGAGGGAGCCGGTGCGCATGTGTGTGACCGGTCCCAGGTGTTCGATGCGCAGGGAGTGATAGTGGCCGGAGAGGACGATGTCGCAGGTGCCGATGGCTTCCCGGTTGAGTGCTTTGGATGCCAACCAGGTGTCGATTTTGCCTCGGGTTTGGTGGCCATGCAGCACGCCGAGCCTGGTGCCGGCGATGTCGGCTGCGACGTGCAGCTCGTCGATGCCGGGGAACATCCAGCGGATGCCGGTGTGGCCTTTGGCGTCCAGGACGTCGGCGACCTGCACGATGCCCTCGACGTCCCACGAGTCGTCGTACCGGCTGGCCATCAGGTCGCCGACGCGCATCGCTTCGCCATGGTTCCCTGGGACTGCGATGACTGTGACGTCGTCGACGAGGTCGGCGAATGCTTGCACCTCGGCGAGAGCCAACCGGCGAAACACTCGAATCTGCTCGGTGAGGGTCAGGTCCAGTCTGGCGATGAGCCTGCCGCCCTGCGATTGGGTGCCTTCGACGCAGTCCCCGGCGAAGATGAGTGCGACCGGTCCGGCCTGGCCGAGTTTGCGCAAAGTCTTGTACCGATCGACTGCCTGGTCGAGTGCCCGATAGAACCTGTCGACTGTGCCGCTGGTGCCATCGCCATCGGGTTTGCCGAGCTGGAGGTCTCCGGCGAGGTAGCAGAACGCGTCGCCCGAAGCAATCCGATTGTTGCGTCTGGGTGGCCGGGCTGCTTTCAGCAGCTCGTCGATGTCGACTTGTTTGGGTGCCGGTTCGACGACGAACCGGTACCGCCACACCGGCCTGGTGGTCGCGTCGTCGCCTTGGACGTCGCGATGCCACGCAGCCGGGTCGTATCTGGCCTCGACCAGTCGCACCCTGAAACCATCAGGGACAGCGACGCCGAGGGATTCCACCGCTTGCCGCCAGGTCGATTCGTCGCCCAGTTGCGGCCCGACCGGCATGGTGACGACCCGGCGCCCATCTGGTTCGAACTTGACGCCAGGTTCCCAGCCGGTCGGTGCTGTCGCTGCGGTCGCTGTGGTTCGTGCTTCAGCGAGTTCGCGCAGCCTGTCAGAGATCCCCACGCCCGCACCTGCAGCGACCTGTGCGATGCCGCCAAATCATGCGTTCGTCGATGGGGTGGCCGAATTGGGTGACGATTTTGGCGACCAGGTGATTCGGTAGGTAGCCGACCTCGATGCGTTCGAGTTGCATCTGCGCTTGCAGTGCTTTGGCGTCATCTGGTTTCAGTTCGTTGAACAGGAGAACGACCGGACAGGGACGACCGCCTTTTTTGACGACCGCTTGTGCGAGTAGGTCAGCGAGCCCTGACACCTTTGACATCGATTCCTAGCTTGTCGATCATGCGCTCGACATCAGCGACAGACGTACCGGCCTTCAGTTCCCAGTGCATCGGGTCGTAGTACTTGTCCGACCAGTCGCCTCCCCAGTTGACGATTTTGTAACGCTTCTTGATGACGTCGGTCGCTGATTTGTTGCGCTTCAGGTTCCACCATTTGCGGTTGGCGAGGTTCCTGCTGCCATGCCCCGACCAGTTCAAGTCCACAGCTGTGCCACTGGCGTGATTCGACCAGTTCGGGTTCACGCGGCTTTGCCGATAGCAGTACCCACCATCATCGTTCTTGCCAAGCGACAGTGGCTCGATCGTTTCGTTGTAATCCGCTGCCAAGGCTAGGAAGAATGGCAGCACCTCGCGTCGCAAAGTGAGCCGGATCTTCGTCCCTGGGACTGTGCCGGTCGCCAGTCGCCGGTCGCCTGGCTCCAGGACTGGCCAGCCATTTATGGACCTAGGAGGTGGCGCGACCATTGCGTCCATACCTCGGGTCGTCTGGGTTTAGCCAGTTGATGGCGACCGGAACGAGTGCAGCGCCGACAGCGACCCAAATGGGTCCGACGCCCTGGTTCGCTAGTTCGTCAACGAACGCACCGAGCGCAGCGCCCACAGCGATTTTCACCATCGACGCGATCGGACTGGTCGCGAGCCATTGCTTCAGCCACGCCCTGCCCTGTGCAAGCCATTCGCGCATTTTTGTGCTCCTTACATGAGAAAAGCCCCGCCGAAGCGGGGCCGGTGAGGTGTGTTTAGGTTCGGTGGTGGTTGTCGATGTGGTCGTCTAAGCGTCGCCGGATCTCCCGAACGTCGGCTTCGGTGCGCGTCCACTGGTCCCTGGCCGAGGTGCCCCCATTGGGTTTGAACTCGCGTGCCATGGAGATTTGAGCGCGAATAATCCACAGCAAAGCAGCCAGGATGGTCCCGCCGATGCCGACGAGGGTGGCCACAGTTTCCAGGGTCATGGCAGGATCGCCGACTCGATGAAGTCGACGCCATTCCAGGTGTCGCCGAGACCAGCGAACTTGCCCCGAAAACTGGCACTGTAACTGGTCTGGACCCATTCACCGAGGAAACCTGACTCGGCGATGAACGCCTGGCCGAGCGGTTCGGATGCTGGGAAGGGTTGGTCGTCGATTGCAGCGTTGGCAACGACGATGACTTCGCGTACCACCTGGTCGCCTGCTGGACCCTCGACTCGTGCGAAATGTGCCATGACTGTCCTATCCAAAAAGGAGGATGACTGCGCCGGATCCGCCTGCGGCGCCAGCGCCGGTGACGCGACTGTCTGCTGAAGCGCCACCGCCGCCGCCGGTGTTCGCGGTGCCTGCTGTGGCGTTGGTGCCATTCTTCGCGCCGGAGCCGCCACCGCCGGTCCCGCCAGCGCCGACTGTGCCGGAGTACCCAGCGCCGCCGCCGCCACCTGCGCGTGTGACTGCCGAG